CTATTTTTTAGCCGAAACAGACCCGTACAAGGCCGCTGTTCCCGCTGCCATTTTGGCGTTGATTTCGTCCTGCCGTTCGCGGAAAAGCTCGACGTACACCTGATGCGAGAAAGCGGACGTTGAATGACCCATGACGCGGGCAAGCTCCTCCTCTGACGCGCCGGAGTATGCGACCGACGTTGCGAAGAAGTGACGCAGATCGTAAAAGCGCATGGTTTCCGGCAGCCCTAAGTCTTTGCGCGTGATATCCCATCTGTAAATAACGCGGCTGGGCTTCATCTGAAAAACCTGTTCGTTGTCTTTTCCTCGTGGCTTTGCGTCGTAAAGGTTTTCGAAGAAAGACCAGTCAACGCGCAGGACGCGCTCTCCCGCGTCGCTTTTCGTTCCTTTTGGCTGAAACCCCTTTTCGCCGCGCACGATTGCCTTGTCGATGTTGATCGTTCCGATTTTGTATGTCCTGCCGCTCGAATCCAGCGCGTCAATAGGGGATGCGGACAAATCTCCCCACGTCAGAGCGTAAGCCTCAGAAGGGCGCAAGCCCGCGCTGATGATGAAGCAGCAGTAGAGGTAGAAATCCGTCTCCCAGCGTTCCGCGACGTATCGGAGAACGTCGCCAGCCCACTTTTCGGAAAAGAGCTGCTTTTTCTTCCGCTTGAGCTTTGCGAGAACAATTCCATTAAGCTGTAGATCGGGGACGTTCTTCTCCAAAATCGTCTTGAGGAAGAAATAGTCATTTCTGACCGTCTTCGGCGTGTGTTCCCGCGCTCGGTCGTCAAGCGCCTTCTGCACATCACGGGGCGTGATTTGATCGAGCTTCACGTTGACCAGCGACGAGAAGCTGTTCTTGCGGATGGTGACATATCCTCTCAGCGTGGACGGCGAATAGCCCTGCACCCGGCAGGTGTCTATAAACTCGTCCATTGCCTGACCGAGCGTCAGCGTTTGTTTCTTCTTCCGCTTGTGATCGGCGGCGGCGACGGCGGCGAGACGCTCAGATTCGCGGGCGGTCGATGCGGTGAAGGATTCAACGATTGGCTTTCCTGCGGCATCCCTGCCGAGATAAACCTGTGTTCGCCAGTTTCCGGACGGCAGCTTTTTTGCTTTTGCCATAAAAAATCCCCCTTTTGATAATTATTTGATAGTATATTCCTCAAAAATCGGCATATGATAGAAAAAGAAAGGCGGTGAACGCATGAAAGACGTGAATCGAATGTTTGCGTTGCGTCTCCCGGAGGTCATGCTTGAGGAGAACGAAATGCACGCGGATGAAAACACAATCGTGCTTGCAATCGTGGAGAATCTGCGAGCTTGCTTGAAGGGACTCCCGGAAGAACTTACTCACGAGCAAAAGAAGATGGCTTTTAACAGAGCAATCGAATGCTTTAAGACAGAAAATTGTTTCGGCAATTCGTCCTCTCTTGAGGATTACGGCATCGCATTCACGCATTGCCCTATGAAAGGCTAAAATGAAAAGACGCGCCCATCAGGACGCGCCTTTTTTGTCGCTCAGGGCGACCTGATGTTTTGTCGACGTCGGCAAAACATCGCTTGTTTTTATTTCAAGCGATTAGAAGCCAAGCCCCTTATAGGTGGAGAAATCCAACGTGCCGGACGTTGAGACGATATCCCCATCTTTGAGGGAGAGCTTGCCAATTTCAGGATCTTTTCGCGTCAGATAATATGCGGATTCAAAGCCGTTTACATAAAGCGTCACCATGGCGCTTTTTACGCTGTTTGTGATCGTGTAATCTCCGGCGGGGATATCACTTCCAACGGTGTATTCACCAGAGGGGACAGATACGCACTTAAATTCTTCGCGGCTTACAACCTCTTCGAGTATTTGGCTCTGTAAATCAACAAGTTCATCAAAGGACATGCTCTTTAGATCAACTTCGGCCATTGCAACTCCGGTAGACAACATCATGCCCGCCAATACGATAGCAAGTTTCTTTTTCACGACTGAATCCCTCCATTTTCTTCATTCAGAATCTTTCCGATTCTAACGTAACCGATAAAGCCCAAAATGATTTCCGGGATGCAAAGTTCCGCGTACATGGTAAACATCACGGCGGCGACGCAAAACATGATTGCGGCAGTCAGCGCCATTCCGCGCTTATTATTAAAGAAGGCAATCCATGCAAAAATTGAACCCAGCACACACATCAGCATGTGGGGAGTTACCATCATCGTGGCGATAGAGCCGCCAATTGAACCAGCCGCAGTATCTGCAAAATACGCCAACAGATAAACCGAGTACAGCGTTCCAAGCGCGGCACAAAGGAACTCAGTTTTTGACCTTCTCATTGTTTTAGCTCTTCCTTTATTCTTTTTTGTGCATTTGTGCATAAAATCAATCATAACGACTGTGGAGGTGCGTCATGATTATTGTCATCATCTATCCGAAGCCGACAAAACGAATTTTCGTCATGCCACCGCCGGAGAGGGTAAGCAACAAGCCGAGTTGAAAAACTGCGTCAGCACGTTTGCGCGTGACTACTGAACGAGGTGATCTAAATGGAAACGAAAAAAGGAAAGAACGCACAAAAGCTGACAACAGAAGAAAAGTATATCATTGCAATGTATCGCGATCTTAGCCCAGTGCGACGGTGGATTTTCCGTTTTTACCAGAGAGCGCTCGTAAAAAGGATTTCGTTGCATCCCGACCGTCTTGAGAAACAGCCCTATACATCGAGATAATTTCAACCTCATCGTCAGAGAACCCGCCTGAAAAATGGCCGGGTTCTTTTTGATCGTCAAGAATATACGAAATTGGAACATCACACGCGGCAGATATTTTTTGAGCTGCAATTCGGTTTATCGGCTTTCCGCTCTCATATCGTGCAATAGACGATCTGGACAACCCACAAAGCTCGGCAAATTCTTCTTGCCCCATTTTTTTCACCCTTCGTAAATTCAGAATCCGTTCTGATGTATTCGTCATTGTATCACCCCCCTTTAGCTCTAGTATATCACAACTGACACAAAATAAAAATATCAGAACTGATACAAAAGCCCTTGACAGCGTATCAGTAATGATGTAAAATAGCATTGTATCAGAACTGAATCAACAAAAACCGATTCGGTATCAATTTTGAGATGAAAGGAGGATTTGGCGCGTGTCAAAAGTCAAGCAGTTGCGTAAGCAAAAGAATCTTACGCAAGCGCAGCTTGCAAAGCGTAGCGGAACGTCGCTCATAACCGTTGGACGGCTTGAACGCGGCGAGTGCTTCCCTCGGTTGGAGAATGCTTCGAAAATTGCAAACGTGCTCGGCGTATCCATTGAAGATATCGTCGAAGCGCCTGAAAAAGAAGACAAGGAGGTTTGACCATGAAAAAGCGCCAGCGGAATTGGGACGCGGAAGACGATCTCTTCCGGCGGCAGGTTGGTCAGCTCTGCGGTGTGTCCGGCATGAGCAAGGCCGAGCTGGCGCTGAACCTCGGCGTCTCCACAAAGACGCTGTACAACCGGATCAACCACCCGGAAACGCTGACCAAGCTGGAAGAGCGCAGGCTCTACGAGCTGATGCAAGCCGAAGGGCTTGAGTATCAAGCAGGGTTTGACGGCGTGGCGTTGCCGTGCCTGAGAATCGCAAGGTAAAAAAAGAGCCGCCCGTGCTGCAACACGAGCGGAATCCAATGGAAAATTCTAAACATAGTCATTGTAACATAGAAAGGATGAAATATCAATGCTTAAAGCGCAACTTATCGTTTTTTTCGCCCGCCTGCTTGAAGGGCTGGGCATGGTGCTTGCGTACACGCTGGCGGCGGCTTTCGCTGGTGCGGTGATCTTGCTGATTGTCTGCATCATCGCGGAAATGGATAAGGAGGGAAAGAAGAATGTGTGATATCTGCCACAGCTTCCCGTGCTTGAGCGGTTGCCCGAACGCCGAACCCGATGTCCCTGTATGTCAGTGCAGCAGATGCAAGACGGCGATCTATGAGGGCGACAAAATCGCAGAGATCGGCAGCAAGGTTTTGTGTGAGGATTGCGCCGACAGCATCAGCACGACGGAGTGGCTTGAGCTGCTCGGCACCGGATGGACGTTTGCGGAGGCGATTTGAAAATGAAAGAAATCTACACCGTGTACAAGGACACGCGCAACATGAGCCGCGCAGAATGGCTCGCGGCTCGAAAAGCCGGTATCGGCGGAAGCGATGCGGCCGCGATCATTGGCTTGAATCCGTTCTCGTCACCCCTCACGGTCTGGGCGGATAAGACCAGCGCGGACGAGCCGCAAGAAGAGAGCGAGAGCGAGGCGATCTGGCTCGGAAACGTGCTAGAAGACCACGTCGCGAGGCGATACGCCGAAGAGAGCGGTCTGAACATCGTCAGATGCAATCAGATGATGCGGAGCATCGAACACCCGTTTATGCTGGCGAACATCGACCGCCGCGTCAAGGGCAAACGGATCGGCGTCGAGATCAAGACGACATCGTCTTTTTCAAAGACCGATTTTGCTGGAGGGGACATCAACCCGTGGTACTACGCGCAGTGCATGCACTATCTCGCGGTCACGGGTTGGGATGAATGGAAGCTCGTGGTGCTGGTCATCGGTCGTGGGATGTATACATACAGCTTCAAGCGCAAGGAGAACGAAGACCAGATCAAGGCACTCATCTCTGCCGAGGACTACTTTTGGCGTGAGTACGTCGAGCAAGGCAAATGCCCGCCCGTGGACGGAAGCAAGGCGGCGGAAGAAATCCTGACCAAGCGTTATCCTGTATCTGATGGCTCGACCATCATGCTTGACTGCGACGATGCAATCAGCCAATACATGACGCTGACGAGCAAAATCAAAGAGCTTGAGGGGGACAAAGCCCTGTATGAGCAGCGCATCAAGGAGTGCATGGGCGAATCCGAGCGCGGAGAAAGCGCGAATTACGTCGTAAGCTGGAAAAACAGCAGCCCGCGAAAGACAATTGACACCAAGCGGCTCACGGAGGAACACCCCGAAATCGTTGACAGATATATCAAGATTGGCGCACCTACGCGCCGATTCACGGTCAAGGAGGCATAAAAGGATGGAAAGACAGGCAAGGAACACGGCGGGAATTATCACAAACGCAACCGCCAGCCGCGCACCCGTCGCGGCGACTACGACCGCACCCGTCGCGGCGAGAACGGTCAATCAGATTTTGAACGGCATGTTCGATTCTGAGGGCTACAAAAAACGCCTGAGCGACTTGCTGGGTGATCGAGCGCCGCAATTTATCTCGGCGGTCATCACACTTTGCAACGCGGATGCAAACCTGACGGCGGCGGTTCGGCAAGCCCCGCAGACGGTCATTCAGGCGGCACTCAAGGCCGCAAGCTATGATCTTCCGGTTGACAATGCGCTCGGTTTCGCCTACATCGTGCCGTTCAACAACAGCAAAAAGACGGACGACGGAAACTGGATCAAGATTCCGGAAGCACAGTTCATCCTCGGCTACAAGGGCATGATTCAGCTTGCGCTTAGAACCGGAGCATACAAGCGGCTGAACGTCATGGATGTGCGCGAAGGAGAGCTGATCTCATGCGACAGGTTGACCGAAGACTTTGAGTTCCGCTGGGAACAGGACGAGGCGGAGCGTGAGAAACTACCGATCATCGGCTATGTCGGATATTATCGCCTTGTGAATGGCACAGAGAAGACGGTGTACATGAGCGTTCAGCAGATCGAGGCGCACGAAGCGAAGAACCGAAAGGGAAAGAATCAGGGCAAAGGCTGGCGCGACGACTGGGATGCTATGGCGCGGAAAACCGTCATGCGCCGCTTGCTCGGACGCTGGGGCGTTATGTCCATCGACTACAAGAGCGCATCTCCCGCCGCGCTGAAAGCGGCACATGATATAAGCGCGGGGCTGGTCGATGATGAATCTCCGTTGCCTGACGGCATCTTAGATGTAACAGACACAGGAGCGGCGCACGACGCGCCGGAGAACGTGTCCGAAGACAAGGAACAATAATAAAACTGCAAGGGCTAAACCCTTGCGCATGGTGCGCAGCTCAGGAGAGCGAACGCGGGACGTAAAGCGGCGTTACGCGAGAAGGGGCGGCTCGATACCGCCGCGCGCCGAGCAGCAGGAGAAATCCATATTTTGTAACAAGCACCCCCGCTTGAAACGATATCGCCCACAGAAAGGAGGACACAGGGCAGGCAAATTCACACTGGCGGCTCGGAAAGACGAGCAAAAGACCAACAACAATAGGCTCAAAAGGTTTGGGCAACGCACATTTTTTCTGACAGCCGGAAAGACGGCAAATAAAAAGACGTTTCACAAACGGCCTGCCGTCGGGCTAAAACGGCGGCACTCATGGCAAGCGTGGAAGGCATCGCGCGGGTGCAACACCCCCCCTATTCGTCAAGGTTTCTTCCTTTCCTTCCGTTCTTACAAGATTGACGCGAAGCACCTTGCCCACGCGCCCGGTTCGATTCCGGGGCTTGCCACAATTTTACAACCAGAAAGGAGAACCTCATGCTCGATTACTTAAAAATTTTTCCGGAGTTTGAGACGATGCTCAGGCGATATACGGACGAAGAGCGCGGTCGGCTTTTTATGGCCATGATGGCCTATGCGTATCGCGGCGAAGAGCCTGATTTCGATGAGGACGCGCACGAATGGTACATCTGGGACACGATCAAGCTAAAGATTGACCAGTGCGCCGAAACGCTCGAATCCAAGCGAGCGAGCGGGAAGAAGGGCGGAAGCGCCAAGCAGACCGAAGCAGACGCAAGCAAGGCGAACCAAAGCGAAGCAGAGGAAAGCAACGTCAAGCACATTGAAGCAGACGCAAGCACACCGAAGCAAACGGAAGCAGAAGCAAGCAAAGCCAAGCAGACCGAAGCAGACGAAAGCAAAGCCGACATATATAAGAATAAGAATAAGAATAAGAATAAGAATAAGAGTAGTAGTAGTTACGTACCCCCTACCCCCTACGACGACATCGGCGACGACGAACTGCTGCGACTGCGGCAGGAACAGCAGGACGTGGAGACAGCCGCAAGGCGTGTCGGCTTGCCTGTCAGCGCTGCTGGCGACTATGACACCATGGACAACCTACGCGCGGAGCATGGAGCGGACAATCTGCTCAAGGCCATATCCCGGATTCAGGGCGCGACCGAGAAAAGCCGAGACTGGCGGTATATCTCCGGGATTCTCCGCAAAGAGAAAGCATCCGGCTACACATGGACGGAAAAACCGCCGAACGCATCAGGAGGGATAAACTATGAACGACCCGAGCCAAGAAGCCACACGCGCGATCTCTGAGCGGGCTTTTTGCGGCGCGATCATCAGGGGCGACACCAGAGCGACGGACGCGGGGCTGAAAGCCGATTGGTTCACCGTGCCCGTTTGCCGACGTATATTCTCGGCGGCGCTGGTGATTGAGAGACAGGGACGGCCTTGCGACCTTGCGACGCTCGAAGAGATTCTTAGCGATGACGATCTCCACGAGGCAATCACCATCGCGGCGGAGACCGTCACGACGGCGCTTGCAGACCAGCAGGCGGACAACATCCGCCTCGCGGCAATGCGCAAGGAGATCGTCAAAACATGCCTAGAGACAGCGCGAACGGCGAACGAGGGCGAAATATCGACGACAGAGCTGCTAGACGGCGCT